TTGTAATTAAAAATTCATTTTTAGATATTTAGTATGATTACTTGTTTAGATATTTCGAATAGAGCTATTGGAAACGCTCTTTTTAATTATTATTTCTTACTTACGGTTGCAGATAAGACTGGTTATAAGCCTATTTATCCAGTTTCTCAAGAGTTTATGCATCACTCTGGCCAAAGGATACAACAATTACAATCTGGCTTTAATATTGATATAGATAAGATGCCAGTAGATGAGATTAGCAAGCATTTGAAGTATATTTACAGAGAACATCAGGATAATGTTTTCGATGAAGATGTTTTCAATATCAAAGATGACACTAATTTTACTGGGTATTTTCAGAATCGAAGATTCTTTAATTTGGACGATAAAAAAAATATTGAATTCAAGGACTCCATAATTGAACAATCACTTTTAGTTCTAGAAAAACTTGGAGTAGAAGCTAAAGATTTTGTTTCTATTCATGTGAGGAGGGGAGATTATCTAAAAATAGACCAGCACCCCGTTCAAACAATGGACTATTATAATAAAGCTGTCGATCAATTCCCAAATCGTAAATTTTTGGTATTTTCTGATGACTATGAATGGATTAAAGACAATTTCGATTCAGAAAGATTTGTATGTTTCCCAACTCAAGAGGATGCGTTCATAGATTTGTATTGCATGTCGGCTTGTTCTGACAATATAATAGCGAATTCTACATTCTCTTGGTGGGGGGCTTTTTTAAATAAAAATGTGGACAAGACAATTGTTTACCCTGATAATTGGTTTAAGAGCAAAAGTGCGGAAATATTCCCAGAGGACTGGGTAAGGATATGAAAAAAATAAAAAATAAAAATGGGGATGTATTGCACATCATCTATAGATTATCAGAACTAGAAGACCTAGATTTTAGAGAGGATATTTCGGATGAGTCTGAATTCCTGCAACTTGCCGCAATTAAAATCCCAGATAACCATAAATTTCGGGGACACAAACACCTAACTCTTCCTAGAGAAACAAACATCACCCAAGAATGTTGGGTGGTTGTTAAAGGTAAAGTCAAAACATTCCATTATGATGAAGACGATAATCTCTTAGAAGAAAACATTTTGGAGGTTGGTGACGCGACTATAACTTTCAGAGGAGGTCATAATTATCAGGCTCTTGAAGAAGGTGCGCTAGTTTACGAAATAAAAACTGGCCCTTATATGGGGCAAGCAAAAGATAAAACATTTATTAATGATTAAGTTAAATTTAGGCTGCGGCCCTACCAACTTTGGAGATGAATGGATTCATATTGATTCTGGTGACTACGATCACTTGGATTTGAAATTTAACTCTATTACTAATTTACGTTGGGAATCAAATTCTGTAGATGTTATTTATGCTTCTCACGTTTTAGAATATTTCGATAGACAAGAAGCTTTAGAGATTTTATCCGAATGGAAAAGGGTTCTTAAAAAAGGGGGGACTCTTCGATTAGCTGTTCCAGATTTTGATGTGATGTCTAGGCTGTATCAAGATGGAGAGTATCCATTAGATAGATTTCTTGGGCCTTTGTATGGCAAGATGGTAATGTCAGATAAAATAATTTATCACAAGACAGTCTACGACTTTGATTCAATAAGTAAGATTCTTAGTGAGGAAATTGGATTTAATTCTGTTAAGCGTTATAATTGGAGGGATACGGATCATTCTCATATTGATGATTGCTCTCAAGCGTATTTGCCCCATATGGACAAAGATAATGGAACCTTAATAAGTTTAAATGTAGAATGTAAAAAATGGACAAGTTAACGAAAAATTTAATAAAAGATCTTATTGGCAAGAATGATCCTATCATATTGGAGGTTGGGTCTTATGATGGTGAAGATAGTCTTGAAATGTTAAAGTTAATGCCTCAAGCGGAAATTTATGCCTTTGAAGCTGATCCGACATCAATTCAACATTTTAAAGATTTAGATCATCCAGAAAAAATTGTTTTAGTAGAAAAGGCGGTAGGTAAAGAAGATGGTTATATTGATTGGTATCCTAGCCAAACCAATAACGGGGAACGTTGGTCTTTATCAAGCTCTCTTAAAAAACCATTAAATCATTTGAGAAACTACCCAACTGTTTCATTTAAAACAGATCCAGATAAAGTAGAGTGTGTTAAATTAGACTCTTGGTCTCAAGAAAATATTGGAGAAAGTATTATAGATTTTATCTGGTGTGATGTGAATGGAGCGGAAGAAGAAATGATTCTGGGGGCTATCGAAACCCTTCAAAACAAAACAAGATACTTTTACACAGAGTGTTTTGATACAGAACTTTGGGAAGGGCAAGTAAATACCAAATGGATTCTTGAAACTTTAGATAATTTTGAGTTTCTTGGAAAGTATGGCCACAATATTCTTCTTAAAAATAAAACCTTAGAATGAAGCAAGTAAAAGACTTTGAGGATAAGGTGGCTAAGTTTTTCGGGGCTAAGTATGCTGTAGCTGTAGATAGCTGCACACATGGCTTGGAACTTTGTTTGAGAATGCAAAACATTAAAGAGCTTTGCGTTCCTAAGAGAACATATATTTCAGTTCCTTTTTTAGCAAATAAATTAGGTATTCCACTCAAATGGAAGGAAGAGTCATGGCAAGATTACTATTTTATTGAAGGGACAAATATTGCTGATGCAGCAGTTCTTTGGCGCAAGGGTAGTTATGTCCCAAATACATTTATGTGTTTGAGCTTCCAATTTCAAAAACATCTTAGTCTTGGGAGAGGTGGTATGATTCTAACCGACAACAAACAAGCCTCCGAAGATTTAAAGAAAATGTCTTATGATGGAAGGTTGCCAGATGTCCCTTGGAGAGATCAGGACATATCTAGTTTTGGGTATCATTATTACATGACCCCAGAGACAGCTCAAATAGGGTTAGATAAATTAGAGGACGCTATTAATACTAAACCCAAAAAATGGGTTATAAATGATTGGCCAGACTTGACAAAGATGAAAGTTTTTCTATAATAAGGCATGAAGAAAAAAGCTCTTATTACTGGCATCTCAGGTCAAGACGGAAGTTACTTGGCAGAGTTACTCTTAGAAAAAGATTACGAAGTTTATGGATTTATTAGGCGGCATTCTCTAGCTAGCACTCAAGAAACTAGGGTTGATCATCTAGTCAGCAAAGGTCTAGTTAAAACTGATTATGCTGATCTTTTAGATAATTCCTCTATAAATCGTTTGATGGGTCTTATTCGACCAGATGAGATTTACAATCTTGCAGCTCAAAGCCACGTTAGAGTCAGCTTTGATGTTCCTCAATTTACTTTGCAAACAAATATGATAGGAACTCTGAACATGCTTGAAGCATATCGTTTCTGTTGCCCAGAAGCTAAATTTTATCAAGCGAGTTCTTCTGAGATGTTCGGTAATGAGATCGATGAAGATGGGTTTCAAAGAGAAACTACTCAAATGAAGCCTGTTAGTCCTTATGGGTGTTCTAAGTTAGCTGCTCATTGTATCGTAAGAAATTATCGTAATTCTTATAATTTGTTTGCTTCTAACGGCATTTTATTTAATCACGAGTCCCCTCGTAGGGGAGAAAACTTTGTTACCGCAAAAATAGCTAAAGCTGTAGCAGCAATCCACTTGGGATTACAGGAGGATTTGGTTCTAGGAAATTTGGAATCTTATAGGGACTGGGGTCATTCTAAAGATTATGTAAAAGCAATGCATGCTATTTTGCAGCACCACGAACCAGAAGATTTTGTTATTTCTTCAATGCAGACTCATTCTGTTAGGGATTTTTGCGAGGAAGCATTTGGTTTTGTTGATCTAGATTACAAGGATTTTGTTAAGAGCGATCCGAAGTTTTATAGGCCAGAAGAGTTGAAAAAGCTAAAGGGCGACTCGTCTAGAGCTAGAAAAACTCTTAATTGGGAGCCAGAATTTGACTTTAAAGGCTTGGTTGCAGATATGGTTTCTTACTGGATTAATGAATTATCTGTTGACAACAATCAAAATTAGATTAAGGTTCCTTTATGCCGAGGGGTAAAAAGGAATGTCCAAAGTGTTCTGCTTTGTGTTCTAGCCGAGCTTTAGAGTGTGAGTGTGGGTTTATATTTAAAAACCACAAAAAAACACCCAAAAAGCCTACTTATTTTAGAGAGAGGCAGCAGTTTATAAAGAGGATGCTGAATAATCAGCCTTCAACGAATTACAAGCTGGATATGATCACAGCTACGAAGGTTTTCAAGCGCTTTGAAAATGATGCTGATTTTTTGTTGAAGGTTAAGCCTCCATTTAAGTTTGATGGGTCAATAAAATATTTTTTAACCAAAGATGGATTAGAATACTTAGACAAGAAGCTCAGAGAATTTTACTACAAGCCAAAAAACTCCGAAAAAATGGTTGACCATAGGCTCAAATTCGGAGAAGATATATTGATCGAAAAAAGAAAAACCCTGAGAGATTTTTTAGATGAGTAAGAAAAGCGCAAAAGAAACAATCGGCACTTCGCAATTTATGTCGAAGTTTTTTAAGAGTAACAAAGAGTTTCATTACAATTATGAAGATACTGCGAAGCCTTATATAGTTTCGACTGGTTCTTTGATTTTAGACCAGTTTATTGGTGGTGGTCTTGGAGCTGGTTTGCAGCGTTTTATCGGCTGCAATGAAGGAGGTAAAACAAACGAGGCTCTTCATGTTATGAAGAACATGCTTGAGACAGTAGAGAAAACCAAGGGTCTTTATATTAAAGCAGAGGGTCGCCTATCAGGAGACATCCAAAAGCGTTCTGGATTGAAGTTTGTGACTGACCCAGAAGATTGGGAAGTCGGCACTTGCCTTGTTTGGGAGTGCAATATTTATGATGTAGTTTTCGATGGTCTTAGAGAACTACTAAAGAATAACCCAGATAAAGAAAAATTTTGCATTGTCATCGACAGTATGGATGGCTTGATTCCTAAATCTGACCTAGAGAAGACTACCAGTGACGCAGCAAAAGTTGCAGCAGGTGCATCTTTAACTTCAGATTTCTTAAAGCGAGTTAGTCTTGGGATGGGTAAATTTGGTCACATGTGCATTATGATCTCTCAGGTTCGGTCAACTATTAAGACGAGTCAGTATGCAGCTAGTGATCCAAACAACCAAACCAATTCTAGCGGTGGCAATGCAGCACTTCACTATCCAGACTGGATCATTAACTTCGAAAAGAGAAATCAGGCCGACTTGATCTTGCAAGACCAAAAGGCAAGGCCAAGCCCAGAGAATCCAATCATTGGGCATTATGCCAAGGTTCATATTCAAAAGTCTACGAATGAGAGCACAGGGATGCGTATCCGCTATCCAATTAAGCATGGTCGATCTGATGGAAAGTCTATCTGGATTGAGCGTGAGATTATTGAAATGCTGCTAATGTGGAACTTTATTGAGAAGTCAGCTTCTTGGTTTAAGTTTGATGAGGAGTTGATCAAATATCTTGACGATAGAGGCATTGAACTTCAGGAGAAGTATCAAGGAATGAAGGCTTTGTATGATCTCTTGGAGAGCAACGAAGAGGTGACAAAAGCAATGCACTTATTTATTGCTGAAAACGTTTTCGCATGATCTTTTTAACGACAACTGGTCGGGAACAAAAGCTCAAAAACTCTACAAAGTATTTAATTGATTGGGACAAAAAGTGTCGGAGTAAGCTTCAAAAAAAAGTTAAAGATCTCTTATATTCAAATTGGGTTTCTGATGTTGTTTTCGAGGAGCTTCCCGTTCTTGGGACACGAATGACATTAGACTTTTACAACGCAAATAAAAAACTTGCAGTAGAGGTGGATGGTAATCAACATTACAAATACAACAAGTTCTTCCACTCAAACTCTAGGCAAAATTTCCTTTCTCAATTGCAGAGAGATGAGAAAAAGGAGTATTTTTGTGAAATTAACCAAATTAAGCTTGTCAGAATATTGGAAAGGGATACCATTGACGAGGAGCTTCTAAGAGCATTAGACATTATATGAACAATTTTGACAAAACGGATAATACGTTACCTATAAGCATTCTAACGAAGCTTTTTGATTGCACGGGTTCTGGGAGTGGAGGAAACAAGGGATTCTTCCTTTATTACATTAATGATGCGGGTCAACCTACTTTTGCAACCAAGACAGAAAATACTTGTGTCGATATGGCTTTGAGTAAGTTGGTAGAAATTTCTTTGGACGAGGGGGGTAATCGATGATATCTAGCATGGATCTAGAGAAGACTGTATTGAAGGGTCTTCTCCAGCACCCTCACAAGTGGGCTGAAGTTTCAGTATTTCTCAATGAGAAAGATTTCTTCAGTGAGGACTCTCAGGTTCATCTTTCTATTTTTAAATTGATCCGCAATGCATCGAATAATATGGAGTCAATTGATGACACTATTCTTATTCCAAGATTGGAGCAACTAAAGGTGAGCTTTCCAGACAGTATCGACCTACCAGAATATATCCGCTCTCTTGTTTATCATAAGATAACAGAAGATATCTTTATTTCTTCAGTGAGGGAGTTGAAAAAGTTCTCTGCTCGTAGAGAGATTTATCGCTCCGCAAGGGACGTAGCGTCTTACGTCAAGAAGATCGATCCTGATGTAAAATATTCAGAAATTATAGATAAAGCTGACGAGATTTACAATAAAAACATCAAAGACTTTGAGTTCACTGATGAGGGGCCAATCAACCTTTTTGATATGATGGAAGATTTGGTTGAAGATAGGGGAAACAATCCTATTGAAGAATCTGGATTAATGGGGCCACATGAAAGAATAAACGAGATTTACGGATCTCTACTTCTAGAGGGTAACATCTCCGTTATTGTCGCTCGTTCTGGCGTGGGAAAGACTCAGTTCTGCATGGATTACACAATAAGAACTGGAGCTAAATACAATATTCCTGTCTTACATTTTGACAATGGTGAAATGAGTGAAGAGGAGCTTATTTTTCGTCAATGTTCTGCAATGAGCGGCATACCTGTTTACCTCTTGCAAAGTGGGAAGTGGAGGACTTCTAGTTATAAGAATTGGTCTGTTGAAGAGGTTGTAGCAAAGGTTCGTCAAACTTGGGATAAGATAAAGTCTGGTAATATGCAGTTTTATTATGTGAATGTTGCTGGTATGTCTGCTGAAGAAATGTGCTCTTATCTAAAAAGGTATTACTACTCTAAAGTTGGCAGGGGTAATAAAATGATCTTTAGTTTTGATTATATCAAGACAGACTTCAACAGTGTTGGCAAAAACGATTCTGGTTGGCAGCAAGTTTCTTTGATGGTTCACTTGTTCAAGCAAACTATCCATAGGGATTTGTGTTTTGATGGCAAGCCCTGCGTTTCAATGATGACTTCTGTTCAAGCAAATAGACTTGGGATTACGGGTAACAGGGGAACAGATTCAATAGTCGATAATGAAAGTGTAGTTTCTCTTTCTGATGGGATCACTCAATTTTGTTCTCATTTGTTTTTATTGAGGAGGAAAGTCCCAGATGAAATTCATGAAGATGGAGATCGATTCGGAACTCACAAGCTAGTAAATCTTAAAGCTCGTCATCTAGGTAAAAACCCTCTTCGTGACATTAATCCCATAGAAATGCCAGATGGCTCTAATCGCAAGAATTTTATAAACTTGAATATTCAAAACTTTAGAATCGAAGAGCGCGGAGACCTTCAGGATATTGTTAATTCTATTAATAACGTTGATGTTAATTTGGAGTCTAGCAACGAAAGTGATGACATCCCAATCAGTCTTTCGCAATGACCGATTACAAATCTGTTTTAGAAGATCTTGGTTATCGACTAAAAGATCATGGCTCTTATTGGAGAACTAGCGCTGTATATAGGTCTGGTGATAATTCTACAGCACTACAGATTTATAAAGATACTGGGGTTTGGAAAGATTATGTGGAAGACTCTATGTTTCTCCCCTTTGAAGCCTTACTTCAGAAAACTTTAAATACTAATGACAAAAGTATTTTAAGCTCTTACCTAAAGAGTAATAGTGTAAATATATATGAACGCTCTGCTCAAAAAAAACTTTTGAATGAAGAAAAAACATATCCAGATTCTTGCTTAAATCGCTTGCTACCCCATTATGACTTTTATTTGAACAGGGGTATATCAGAAGACACTTTGAAGAAGTTCAAGTGCGGATTGGCAATGTCTGGAAAAATGTATCAGCGAGTCATATTCCCCATTTGCCGCCCTGACGGGAGGATACATGGCTTTTCGGGCCGAAAGGTAACGGATGACCCTAGACCTAAATGGTTGCACAATGGGAGGTGTTCTGATTGGTTTTATCCATATTATACAATTGATAAAGTTCGAACTGCTATTGAAGAAAGTCGCAGTGTTTATGTTGTAGAATCGATTGGAGATTGTATTTCATTATTTGATGCTGGAATCAAAAATGTTCTTGTTTCTTTCGGTCTTAATATTTCACCTAAGTTCATATCTAAGCTGCATGGCTTGCCCTTAGATAAAATTTTTATTGCATTTAATAATGATTTTAATTCAGGTTCTAACAGGGGATTTGAAGGTTCAATTAAGTCTATATTCAAGCTCTGCGATCAAATTGATTTTGATAAAGTATTTTTTTCTCCACCTCCAGAAAATGATTTCGGAGACATGGATAAAGACCAAATAAACAAATATGTTGAATATTGTGCATCAATTAAGCATAATGAAACAATAGCCAACGTTATTGATTTTGCCAAAGAGATGAATAAACGTGGGGTCAATAAAACATTTACTTCTAATTTACGGAAGTTCGAAAAAAAATACGACTTCCATTATGGAGAAATCTGAAAACAAGCCTCTGTCAGCCTCACGCATTAAAACAATGCAGACTTGCACTTGGCAATATTGGGCTAAGTATCATTTGCGTCTACCAGACAAATCTAATCATGGATCTTTGCGTGGGACAATCTGTCATGCTATTTTTGAGAACTTAGGTAACCCTAGACATAGGAAGCATTATAGAGCTATTATTAAAGCTCAAGATATAAATGTTAGCTCTCCTATTAAGAGGATGGTCGAAGCTTATGCTAAAAAGTATGAGATAGACGACTTTGAGAATATGGACCTAATCAATAAGATGACAGTTGAGGGTTTGAATTTTGACTTCTTTGGGGATACAGAGGGGAAACCTACAGAAGCTATCTCTGAGAAAGATTTCGATATATCTGTAGATGAAGGAGATAAGAATTATCGGATACTAGGGTTTATAGATAAGCTATTCCTCTTTAAAAGAAAAAAAACAGCCATAATCCGAGACTTTAAAACATCAAAAAATGTTTTCGAAGGTAAGGAGTATTCAGACAACATGCAGGATTATATGTATTGCCTTGCTGTTAAATATTTGTATCCAGAATACCTTAAGAGGCGTATGGAGTTCTTATTTTTAAAGTTCGATTTAAATGCGGAGGGTCTTATGGCTATGGAGCCGTTAGATGAACTAGACTTAGAAGGTTTTGAATATTTTTTAACGGATGTTCAGCAGGTAATCAACAACTTCAGTGAAAAGACTGCGGTTAGCGGTCTTGCTTGGGACAAGGGTTATCCAGCAAAGGAAGACGGGTTCGCTGGCAAAATTGTTTGTGGTAGAGCTACTCATGTAGGGCAATTGAAAAAGAATGGAGATTTGATGTGGCACTGTCCGTTCAAGTTTCCATTCGATTATTATCACCTGCTTGGGGGAAAAGATAAGTTCATCAAGTCGTCTTATGTAAAAGAAGATTTACAAGTCATGCTTGACGAAGGAGTAGGCACACATATCGAGAAGAAAAAATATTCTGGTTGTCCGTCTTTTTCGTTTGACAGTCCAAGTGACCTCCTTTAAGATTTCTGCATGATACCTCTCTTTAAGAGCCAGTTTAGTATAGGTAAGTCTATTCTGACCGCAGAGAAAATATTGGAAATCGCAAAGCTCAACTCCTTGGATCGCGTTGTCTTGGTTGAGGATAGCTTTTATGGATTTAGAATATTTAACAATCTTTTTCAAGAGGAAAATATTGATTTGGTATTTGGTCTTAGGATTCCTGTTATAAATAATGGAGTTGATGAAAACGAAAGGTCTAGCAAGTTAGTTCTTTTTGCAAAAAATAATGAAGGGGTAAAAGATTTAAAAAAAATGTATTCCAGTGCATCTTTGAATGATTGCAATTCCCTGATTTTATCCGAATACAGTAAGGAAGATTTTAAAAACCTTAAGGTTTGCGTCCCCTTTTACGACTCTTATATTTTTAATAATTTATTTTATTTTGGATTATCTCATATAGATATTAAACACTTAGACCCAGTTTATTTTATCGAAGATAATAATCATCCTTTTGATTTTCAAATCAAGTCTGTTATTGATGGACTTGGAGTCAAGACGCAAGCAGTTAAGACAATTGTTCATCACAACAAAGATGAATTTGCAGCTTCACAAATGTATAAAGCTACTTGCAATAGATCTGGAGGCAAATCTCCAACTTTCCAAAGCCCAAACCTAAATCACTTCTGTTCAGACGAGTTCTGCTGGGAGTCTTACAAAGATGCTACCACATAATCAAAAATATCTAGTTTTCGACACGGAAACTGAAGGTCTTAATTTACATTCTTCTCGCACTTGGCAGGTTTCATGGTTGATCTGTCAAGGTAATAGAATCATCGAAGAGAATGATAGGTATATTAGTCATAAAGATCTGCAAATCAATAAATTAGTAGAGCGCCTTACTGGTTTCACTTGGGACGAGTATAACGAAAGAAAAGAGCCTTTGAAGAAAGTTTGGGCCGACTTTAAGGCTGATTTATTTAACCCAGAATATAAAATTGTTGGTCAGAACCTTCTAGGATTCGATGTCTACATGGTAGCTGGGATGCAAAGATTATTGGGAGAAATCCCTGATTACTCATATCTTAATCGAATTTACGATACTAGAGCTTTCGGTAAGGCTTACAGAGAAGATCTCGACAAGCCCAAGAAAGATTTATTGAGTTGGCAGTATAAGATAATCCATGACCGATCCCTCAAGGCAAGAGTCTCTCAAAACCAGCTACTTAAATTCTTCGGCATTGAGTTTGAGGAAGATAAATTACATGATGCCCTGTATGATAATAAGATGTGCTTTAAGGTTTTTTCTGCACTTAAAAAAGAAATGAATTTGTAATGTTTGAAGACTTTTCTGTTTACGATGATTGTGAGCCACTTGGTGTGGAGCTGCCAAAAACTTCGGTTAGCGAAGCTGTTTTAAACAGCATTGGTCTTGATAAAGAAAGCTCAACCAAAGAGATTATGTATGAGCTTACCCGTAAAGGTTTGCGGGACAAGGGCATCACCAAGCATGACAATAAAAAAGAATATTTTGATCGCGCCAAACAAGAACTAGAGACTTTCGAAGAACTTGGGTTTACAGATTATATTTTATTAAACTGGGATGTTCTAAACTTCTGCCATGAAAACAATATTCCTACTGGAGCGGGTCGTGGCTCCGCTGCTGGGTCTTTAGTTTTATATTTGCTTGGGGTAACCAATATTGACCCCATCCCTCACAACTTGTTCTTTGAGCGTTTTGTTTCGAAGAGTCGAGCTAAAAAAGTTTACGACAAGAGGGATAAAGAGTTTCTTGTTGGTAGCCTTCTACCTGATGTTGATTCAGATATTAGTTATGAGCAAAGGCAGAAAGTTATTCAATACATCGAAGAAAAACATGAAGGCAGGACGGCGAAGATTCTAACTTTCAATACTTTTAGCTCTAAACTTTGTATTAGAGAAGCGACCAAGTATTTTGATGAAGCTAAGGAGGATCAGGCGAATGTAGTCAGCGATATGATTCCGAAGCTTCATGGCAAAGTGTCTTCTTTAGAGAACGCGAGAGAAGAGAATGAAAAGTTTGATAATTGGGCTAAGAAACACAATAAGACTTTCACCAACGCGAAGAAGATAGAAAATTTAATTAAAAACACGGGAGTTCATCCATCTGGTATCGCCATTTGCTCCCAATCAATAGGAGATGTTGTTCCTCTACAAAAAACTAAAGATGGAGACCTTATAACAGGCTACAATATGCATGATGTCGCTGACCTTATGGTTAAGTTCGATATTCTTGGCCTAAGAACTCTAACTATTGCTCATAGGACTTGCGACAAGATTGGAATCAATATAGATGACGTTGACCCTAATGATGGATTCATATACGAGAAGCTTCAGGATTACAATCATCCAGAAGGCTTATTCCAGATTTCTGCTAGCACAAACTTTAGAGTGTGCCAAGATGTTAAGCCAGATAATTTAAATGAACTTTCTGATGTTGTAGCTCTTGCTAGACCGGGTGCTTTACAATTTGTTGACGAATACATTCGACAAAAACAAGCCCCCCAATCAAGCGACCTTCATAAAGAACTAGACGAAATCCTATCTTGGTCTAAAAATGTTATTTTGTATCAAGAGCAGTTGATGCAGATTGCTAATAAGGTTTTCGGTTTGACCCTAGAAGAGGCAGAAACTCTTCGTCGCATTGTTGGCAAAAAGAAAGCTGACGAGATGCCCAAGTGGAGAGATAGGATTTATCAGGCAGCAGAAGATTTAGGATTAGACTCTCAGATTAGTGACTTCTATTGGAGTGCTCTTCAAGCTTCAGCAGATTACTCTTTCAACAAGTCTCACAGTTTTGCTTATGCTGAGTTGGCAGCTAAGACGGTTTATCTAAAGTATAAGTATCCTAGAGAGTTCTTTTTGTCTGTCCTTGAATCTTCAGAGTTTGATCCAGATCCCTTGGCAGTTGTCGCCTCTGTCCACCAAGAATTAGATCATTTCGGCATCAAACTACTGCCCCCAAACTTATTTAAATCAAAAATGAATTTTTCGATTGAAGGGGACAACATTAGATATGGCTTAAATAGCATTAAAGGTATTTCAGCGAAATCGATTGAGGGTCTTATAAACTTTAAGGGTTCTGATGGCTTTTCGAGTAAGTATGATGTTTTTTCCGCTGCGAAAAGCTGTGGTATTAATATTTCTGTTCTAGTTGCGTTAATTCAAGCTGGAGCTATGGGGGAAACCACAGAGAAAAGGAGTCGTTTGGTTCTAGAAGCTCAAGCATTCAATATCTTGACTGATAGAGAAAAGAGGAATTTTATTCTTTTTAAAGACAGGTTCGGTGATGATATTTTACATGCAATATCTAAAGTCATTGAGGCTAAGGCTATCGCTGATGATGGTCGCCCTATAATGAAGGAGTCTAGGTTTGAGACTTTTAAAAAGAAGTTTAAGAGCTATAAAGAAATTTTTGACAAGAATAAACCATATCGCAAGTTTTCTAATTGGTGGTATGAAAATAGTTTATTGGGCTACAGTTATTCTTTTGACTTGAAGGACTGCTTTGAGGACGAGTTTGGCTCAATGAATTCTCTGAAAGATTTGGATGAGATTCCAGAGAACTCTAAGTTCAAAACTGTTTGCCAAGTTAAAGATTTCTTTACAAGGATATCTCAAAACGGCAACAAATATATGCTTATCGAAGGTTCAGATAATACTGCTTCAGCCAGCTTTCTAATGATGGATAATTCAAGGTCTGAGACTCTTTCTGATTTCCTTGATCAATACAAGGTTTCAAAAGACTGTATTTTAATCTTGAACGCAAGCAAGGGTCGTGGTAGTAATTTCGTAGACTCAGCAAGGGTCGTAGATACCAAGATTATGATGAAATTAATGGATCTCAAGAAGAAATGAACGATTTGCCCTTCACTCCTCAACTAGCTTCTATATTAAAAAAATCCCAAGACTTAACTGAACATCTTGGCAGGAATAAAGTTGATTTAGATATTTTCTTCTCCTGTTTCATGGACAACCTAAGTTTGTCATGTGAAACTATTTTAGGTAGATATGATAGCATCAAAGCACTTAATATAGCTTCGCAACGTGTTATTGAAAAGAAAAATCCAAATAAGGAGATTTCTAGGCAGTATTCAAAAAAATTATCTCAGCTTATTGATCATTCTGAGTTTATCCAAAAACAGCTTTTTGGGTTAGATTATATTAGCACAGAGTCAATGCTTTTGTGTATGTTAAGCGATGAATACACTCCGAAGGCTTTAGAAGAAGTTTTCGACGTAGATGATCGCAATGAACTAATTAATGACATTTCTTTTTTCGTAAAAGATGAAGAAGAGGTGGAAATAGAATTTAATTCCGAAAACAATGATTTTGATCTACCTATGGGAAACTGGATCGGGATGTTTGACGAAAATAAAATCCTAGATCAATTCGCGGAAAATTTAAACCTAAAAGCCTCCCGCGACGAGTTCGATAAGGTTGTGGACTTTGATGATAAAATATCAGAGATAGCCACCATCCTCTGTAGGAAGAAAAAGCCCAATGCGATTTTAGTGGGGCCAGCGGGAACGGGTAAAACCTCTTTGATCGAGGGGCTAGCGTCTAATATTGTTAATGAGGAGGCTCCAGAGCTTATAGCCAATAAGGTTATTTACTCCTTGAGTTTGTCTAGCATGGTTGCTGGAACTCAATACAGGGGGCAGTTTGAAGAGAGGTTGGAGAAGTTTGTCAATGAGGTTAAAAAGTATGATAATATCATTCTCTTTATAGACGAAATCCATACTTTGGTGGGAGCGGGAGGAACAACTGAGAACTCTTTGGAAGCCTCAAATATACTCAAGCCAGAATTAGCAAGAGGCACTATAAGTTGTATCGGGGCGACTACAATTAATGAATATACTAATACAATTAAAAAAGATACTGCTCTAGATCGTCGCTTTGAAAGGGTAATCATCAAGGAGCCTTCTAAGTTCCAGATGCAAGAGATATTACCCGTTATTGCTTCATATTATGAAGAGTTTCATTGTGTCCGTTATACAGACAACTTCATAAACAATGTCATTAACTTTTGTGAGAAATATCTTCCAAATAAGTTTTATCCAGATAAAGCTATTGATGTTATAGATCATTGTGGCGCACAAGCAAAAGTTTCTCATTGGGGCCAAGACTCCTCTTTTAAACAAATTAAAGAGAATATAAAAGAAAAAAATATTGACCTTGATTCTGAAGATTCTATTCTTTCTTTTGTCACAGATCAGTTGACTTCTTGGACAAACGAAAAAGAAGAAGAGTTACCGGATGTTACAGTAAAACACTTAAAAGAATTTTTCTCTAAAAAGGAAAATCCCTTAAGGAAGTCAAATATTTTATCAGATCTGTCTGACAGCTTAAAAGAAAAGTTTGTGGGTAATGATAAAATCATCGATTCTCTTATTGAATCAATATCACTTTCAAGTTACGGTATACATAAAAAAAGTTCAGTTCCAAGCATTTACTGCATCACTGGTGAAGAGTCTACGGGCAAAAGTTTTTTCTGCTCTACCTTAAAGGATTCTCTGGAAAAGAGCGGGGTGAATGTCTTAAATTATAGTGGAGTTCATTTCTCAGATGAGTTCGCTAAGTTTAAAATCTTGCCAGAAATCATGAACAACACTTCTTTATGCGAGAAGATCAATATACATCCTAATAGCGTCATTATTATTGACGATTTCCATAAGTTACACCTGTCTGTTAAGAGTCTATTTGCTCAAATACTAAAGGACGGAAAGTTGCAAATGTCCAATGGAGATATCGCTGACTTTTCCAACGTCAAAATTTTTGTGACTAGCGGAGTAGAAAATACTTCATCAATGGGCTTTAATTCCGACAAAGAATCTCCAACCTCGTCTATTTTTAAAGAATTATTATCTCTGGTTGATTGTAATGTATTATTGCAGCAGATTAAAAAGAAGGATATTTTTAGAATCCTCTATAACAAGCTTCAAAAAATTAATGATGATCTTCGCTTAAATAAAATAGAAGTTATATTTACCTTGAGCTTTTTGAAGAATTTCGCTCGCTCCTGTAAAAATCTAGTTGATTTTGAAGAACGATTTGAAACTCATATTAACAAGTTCATTTGCGAAAAAATCACGGAAAATTGCTCAGAAATAAACCTGAACAAAATTAATGTATGAACGAACAACAAATATTTTTCTGTTGCCCTAACTGTGGAGGCAATATGGAGGGGGACGGATATACAAGGGTTTTTCATTGCGAATTTGTGGACACCCCTTTTGATGTTGAAGCAGATGCTGACCCTATTTTTTGCGGTGAAGACGATTGATTGCTACCAATTGTTATACTTTTTAGTTGATAAATCCCCAATTGCACTTAGAATAACGTGTTATGAAATTAAATCGAAAGCAGAAAACTGCCTTAAGTCTTATTCGTGGAACTCGTGGTCGTTTCTTTGGTCTTCAGACCACTCAAGGAGAGACTTTGAACGCTCAGTTCCGTGGAGAAACTGGAAACTATATTCAGGTATTCGACCGAAATAATGGCTTAATTCGTCGTTTTGCTAAAACTAGCCTTGATAGGGTTTCGTTTAGTAAGTAATGAGTGGGTCTACTTCAAGATATTTGAGAGGTTTGCTTAATTTTCAAGCTGATCCGATCATGAAAAGGGTTTACAAGCGCGTTAAACAGCGCTATACTAAGCTCCCTCACGATAAAAAACATCTAATCAAAGATTACTTAAAGACTCATGGAAGAAAATAAAAAAAATAGTGAATGGAGTGACCGAGAAGTTGGTGCTCTTTGGCGCAAAGGTGGCGAAAAGCCATTTTATTCTGGTAACTTTACCGTTTCTGGTTCTACTACCGAAATTGTTATTTTTCAGAATAAGTTTAAGGAGAAGGATGCCCAACCTGATCTTCGGATCTATCTGAGTAGACCGCAAGATTCTACCCAGACTAATGATGACTGGTCAGAACGTGAAATCGGGGCTTTGTGGCGTAAAGGTGACGATAAGCCTTTTTATTCTGGAAGCCTGTCGGTGAAAGATGAAAAGACAGAAATCGTTATTTTCAAGAATAAATTCAAAGAGAAGGATAATCAGCCCGATCTACGCATCTATAAAAGCAAAGCCCTACAGAAATAATGTCTCCAGAGCAAGAGCAAGAGCTTCGCGAAGCCTTCGTAAATCATATTACAAGTAATTTGACTTTTGCCGAGTTGATTGAAATTGTTTCTACCTTAGTAAACCAAGAGGTTGACCAAAAGCTTAGTAAAATGACTGATGAAGAAAAACTTCAAAGTTACAATGAAGTTTTTAAAAAATAAGTGTAACATCCTTTGATGGAATACGATTTTTCTAAAGAAGCTAAGGAATTTCTTGAGTCTCAAGCTGCCAAGCGATCTGGACCTAAAAGTGGAGCGCAAACTCCATCAAAGCCTAGTGAGCGTAAAAAAGGTTCTAGTAAGAACAAAAAAGGCAGTGCGGGTAAAGATGGAAAGAAGATTAACTTCTCAGAGAAAGTTGTTACTGCTCTAAAAAACAAAGTTAAGGAGCATAACGAGAAGTATTCTAAAAAAGTTTCGCTTACACAACTTAAAAAAATATACCGTCGAGGTTCGGGGGCATTCAGCTCTAGCCATAGGCCCGGCAAGACCAGAGGTCAGTGGGCGATGGCTAGGGTTAATATGTTCCTGAAGATGGTGCGTGGAGGTAAAGTCAAGAAGTCTTACCGCGCAGCAGATCAAGATGTCGCCAAAGGATCTGAAGATTATTATATGGAAGATCCAAACAGCGCTTTTGTTGATTTTGACGAGCTTGATTTCGCTTGCGCTCGCTTAGATCTTCAAAAAATCGATGCTTTAGAGGAGTCTGACCAAGACATCGAAGATCTTGAGTATTCAGACGCTGAAAAAAAAACTTTAAATAAGCCCTTCCGATTAAAAGACGGCAAAAAGAAGTTTGGCGTTTATGTAAAAAACCCAGAGACTGGTAATGTCATCATGGTTAAATTTGGTGACCCTAACATGGAAATCAAGCGTGATGACCCAGATCGTCGCCGTAATTTCCGTGCTCGACACAAGTGCGATACAGCTAAAGATAAAACTACTCCTCGTTACTGGAGTTGTAAATTTTGGTCTAAAAAACCTGTAAGTTCAATGGCTTCAGAAGAGGTCATTGCTTGGGATGAGGACGAAAAGTTTTCTCAGTGGTGTTGGGATGACGAGTCTTTCGCAGAGCATCAAGATTTATTGAATGGCTATCCATTCTTAGAATCAGTAAAAGAAATTGTAGAGGACGAAGGCGAACTTTAATATAATACCTTTATGAAAAGGGTATTAGTTACTGGTAGCGAAGGATTTATTGGCAAAAATCTCTGCCCTTATCTTGAGAAAAGAGGAATAGAGGTCGTTCCTTACGATATTAAGTTTGGTGGTAGTTTGCCTCCTTTGAATGGTATTGATGCTGTCATTCATCTTGGAGCTAACTCTAGCACTACGGAGACTGATTTAAAAAAGATTTTAAATGAGAATTTTATATTCTCTGGCACACTTTATCAATTATGTGCGAATATGGGCATCAAGTTTCAATATTCCAGTAGTGCTTCCGTCTATGGCGCAGCAGAAACGTTTGAAGAGGATCATTTCTGCACTCCACTAAACCCTTATGCTTACAGCAAATATATGTTTGACAACTGGCTTTTAAACGAAGATCATCCCTATCAAGGATTTCGCTATTTTAATGTATATGGCCCACATGAGGAACATAAAGGAGATCAGGCAAGTCCGATAACGAAATTCATTAAACAAATTCAAGAAGATGGCGAGATCAAAGTATTTAGGACAAAAGCAAGCAGAGACTTCGTGCATGTGGAAGATGTTTGTGAAGTTCATTATAGGATGCTTCATCATGATACTAATGGGGTTTTTAATGTTGGGACTGGCAACTCTGTTTCTTTTAAAGAAATTGCAGATAAAATGGCAGAAAACTCTGGGGCAAAGGTCAAGCAGATAGCGATGCCTACAAAACTTAAGGGCAAGTATCAAAAATTTACCCAAGCAGACATCACAAAGCTGACATCTGTGATTGGAGAAATGGATTGGAAACAAGTCTTAGAGTGTATATAATAAAGTAATGGTATCTCTAATTAAATCTGTATTGAAAAGCGTGGAGTTATACCTCAAGTTGAGAAATAAACTCGCATTCTCTGAAATTACAGAGAAACATAACAAAAGAAAATATGAACTTATCGAAGAAATTGAAAATCTACGTGATATTGGCGACAATGAGTCCAGTGATCGCGCTGACTTCTTGCGGGGGCAGCTCCTCACCGAAAACAAGCAGTTTAAACATATATCAGCCGTCTTCCTTGAATCTGAAGGCGGGTCAGCCGATTCAGACTGAGGAAGGAGTTTACACTCCCCAGACTGACGAAGTTTGGCATTCAGACGCTCGTTATAGGAAGTTAGAGCGCGAAGTTTACAATCAATAATTAGCGCTTCCTTCTGAATAGAGGTAGTAAAGCTACAGTTAAAAATAGTAAAGAATTAGCTTCTGGCACTACTGGTAATGTAGTGCCATTACCTTGAACAAGAGAATTAGGAACAGCTTCATCAAACACAAAATTGTCCATTCCGAAACAAAAACCTGAATTACCACACTCAGGGCAACTTGAATTACCAGTGTGAGTTGCTGATGCACCCCTATCAAAGATAACTACTTTATCGACGTTATCAAAAGAGCTGGGTAAGAAAACATCTCTAGTGCTTGCTGCACCCCAATCTACGCTGGGTAAAGCGTATATCTCCGTAACAGGAGAACCATTTAAGTAACCTTGAATTCCAATATTCTCTTCATTTGTAGCTGGTTGCCCACCAACAGAAGTATTCGAAGTTATTTGAAAATACTGTAAATCAAAAGGGTTGTTGTTTTGAAGAGAGATCTCTATAGCAGAGATTGCAGTCCAATGACCGTGAATGACATCATTCCCCACATCATAATAATCACCTACAGTCTGAAAACTCCAATCTTCGGTGGGTGAAACATATTCAAGAATAACAGACTGTTCTTGGTAGCTAATGACCCCATAATTTTGAGAAGTTGTAGTTGTGATGATAGTGCCACCTGATTCTAAGTTTGCCGTCCCACCTGTAAAGGTGACGATAGCTGCTTTACAAAAACAGGATATAACAAATATTGGCAATAGCAGGGGCATTAATTTTTTCATTTTTTAAGTTTTTTAAGTAAGTAATCTTTAAATTTTGACAATCTTCCAGTGATTTTGTTAAGTAATCTACTTAACTTACTATCTTCTGGCGCGAAAAACGCAAGTGTCCCAACTATACCCATTACCGCGATTGTAAATTCAGGCAGCGAGGACATATAGGGTGCTAAAATTTTGTCGAATATTTCTTCCATGATTAATAATCAGATAGTTTCGGGGGATTGGTAGGAGGCTCATTCGAATTAATTTTGAGATCCTCCCTCACTTTAAGTAATTCCCTGTCTCTCTTCATTCTCTCCTCTTCAGCAAGCTCATTCTTTTCTTCGCTCTCCTCAGAAGAGGGATTAGACCCTTTAATGTCACCATACCCTTTTTCAGCGTATTCTCTAATGCCTTCGAAGGTTGAAATACCTAAAACCGACTCAGTAAACCTGTTGAATTTGGAAAATGCCCCATATTCTTGCTCTGTAACAACAGCTATCTCTATGCCTTCCGTTTTCGCTGCTTTGGCTTGGAAATAGGTTCCGCTTGCAATCGTCATTACCCCAGCGGTTCCCATTGCTGCCATTTTTTGAGTTGTAGCAGCTATAACTCCAACCCCTACCGTGACATTTTTTGATTTTTTCGTTAGCCTCTTATTATTTTTATCTGTTTCTATAAGCTTTTGCAAGTTAGAATCATCTGAAGATTCACCTTCGACTTCTGGGTTTTCTTCCTGCTCTTCAGGGGGTGATTCAACTTCTTCTTCCACCTGCTCTACTATTTCAATCCCACACTCCTCGCAAACACACTTTTGATCATCTAAATGCTTGACCCTTTGCAGTAACGTCCAAGCCGTCTCTCGCGCATGCCTATCAAGATCGGAGATTATGTCGCTATCATCTGGATTACAGTATTTCAGAGCGAAAGCCTCGGCTTCTTCAAGATTTTTATCTCTTTCCTCCATTTGATTTTAGTTACACTTAAATCAAATTTTGTGTAATATACCTTACATGGATTTTAAAGTTATAATAAGGGAGTTTTTGGACGGAGGTTGGATTATCCCTGTTATTGGGGCAGCGGGTATGATCGTTCGCATGCTTACTTTTAAGGGTAGGGTTTCCTTAAAATGCTTTTTTAGGAATGTTTTGGCTGCTGCTATATTGTCAGGCATTTTGTGGTTCGTGTTGCATGATGCGCCTATAAGTGATTTTATTAAGGCGATTTCTTATGGCGTAGTTGGAGTGGTAGCCCCAGAGATTACAAATGGAATCATTGCCTTGGCCAAAAAATTTGAAAGGAATCCTGATAAATTTTTAAAAAAATAGCTAATTAGTGTGATATTAATTAGTTGAATTTATCTTGCCAAAGAATATAATTAAGTGATTATGAAGTTTTCTGGTAAAGATCGTATCGTTAAACAAGTTCAAAAAAAACTTGGCCTTAAAGCTGACGGAATTGATGGCCCCGCTACATGGAAAATGATTTGGGAGAATCTGATTCATGATGATAAAGGTGAGCCAGAAAAGCCAGAGCCTGAAGCTCAAGAACTTAAAGATGATTACCCTGAAGTTTATAAAGCTTCTCCAAATCAATCTGGAGCCATTAAACCTAAGTATGTGGTTCTGCATCATAGCAGTGGAAGTCATGATGGGACTCGTTCATGGATTTTAAATGCTGCATCAAAGGTTAGTTATCACTATCTTATTGCGCCTGATGGATCTCGCACACAATTTGTTTATGACAAAAAAAGGGCTTGGCATGCAGGAAGATCTTCTTGGAAAGGTGTAAGCGGTCTAAATGGCCATAGTGTCGGCATTTCTTTTTATGGAGATACTAATAAACGCACACCAAGTGCGGTTGAAATTGATTCTGCTGCCAAGAAATGCAAATACCTTATGGATAAATTTGACCTTGGAATAGAAAACATTCTAACGCACAAAATGATTGCGCCGAATAGAAAGAATGACCCTTCAGATGAAACCTACCAAATGGTCATCAAACGCATAAAAGAGCTTTAACAGTGAATGAAGAGATATTTCATATCAATGTGAGCCGTCACGACATCTTTGACTACGTTGTGTCTAATTCTGTTTATGATCCAGTAGAGAAGTGCATTGATGCTACAATTTACGAGACATATGTAGATCACATTTTTAATATTAGGGATCAAGAATATGTCAATCAAGACAGAGATTATATTTATTTTTATAAAGAACTATTTAAATTAAAGGCAAAAGCTCCTGATATGCATACCTCAGAGATACTTAGGTTATGTGAAGAAATAGAGGAAATATCTCCTAAGACCGTCAAATTATGAAAAACAGTTGACACGGCTTAAAATATTTTTATACTAAGTGTAGATATGGAATACGAAGAACTAAGTAAATTAGTGATTGAGTGGGGAGAAAGTAAAGGGATTTTAGATTCTTCTACCCCACTTAGACAACTAGACAAGACGCAAGAAGAGCTTGATGAAACAAGAGTAGCTTTAAAAAAACTAAATGATCTTGATCGTCAACCTAACTTGATGGAAGTTCTTGGAATCCCTCCTGAAAATAAAGAGGATATTCTTGCAGAAGTTAAAGATGGTATTGGAGATATGTTGGTTACTATTGTTTTACTGGCTAAGATGGTGGGACTAGACTCCACAGACTGTTTAAATGCAGCTTATGATGTAATTAAGAGCCGCACTGGAAAGATGGTGGATGGACAATTTGTCAAAGACTAATGATTGAAATAGAGTTATCGCAAGAACAACTGGATTGGTGTGAGGATCATGCGAAAAAAATTGTTGAAAAATACGGAGGCGATAAAACCAAAGGCTCTGGATCTTACAATCACAATAGAGTTGATAGTAATTTAATTGGCGTAAAGTCCGAGGTAGCTACTGTAGTTTGGTTAAGAGAAAATTTAAAAGATGTAGAAGTATCTCCATGCTTTATTGATTTTGAAAACTCTAGAGGCAAGCCTGACATTGCAATAAAAGATTCGTTTATAGAAGTAAAAGGTTTAAGGAATTCTCACTGGGAGAAATTTAAAAGGTGTATCCCTCCCCGTCAATTGAAACAATACTTAAATAAAGGTGCTATTGTGATTTGGACAACAACAGAGGCTGATTCTGTGACTGGAGAAGTAACTTTAAAAGGTTGGAATTACGCTAGTGATGTCGATAAACATGGCGAATATCGCAGGACAATTTGTGACAATATTTGGCTCAAAGAAGACTCTCTAATGAGAAATTTAGAAAGTTTATTAGAAGAATTAAAAAAATGAAAAAAGCAAACAAAACTTACGAGGAAAAGAAGAAGATTAGGCGCAAAGGAGTTCATGCTAAAAGCAAGACTTCCAAGAATAAAAATTCCACAAACTATAAAAAACCCTATAGGGGCCAAGGTCGATAATTCCCTGTCCCCTAGCTTGGTGTAATAAGCTATACAAACAAAATATTGTTATGGATATTATTGAGATTATTACATCGTTCGTTGAAGATAAAGTTTGGTTTAACTGGGCTTGTGCTGTTATTGCTGCGGCTAGTGCATTTGCTGCTGCTTCCCCAACCCCAAAACAGGGGACTTGGCTGTCGAAAGCTTACAAAGTCGTAGATTTTCTCAGCATTAATTTTGGTAAAGCCAAAGATAAAGGCGATAAGTAAAAATAACGCATCATAATTTATGTGATTAAACCGTGAGGATAATTGTATTGTCAGCTATCTCATCTCTTTTTTGTTACTCAGCTATTTCTAATAAAGGCGAGGCAAAAGAAAAGGAGAGGGTAAAAGAGCAGCAATAAACATAAATCATTTTAAATAATTTAAAAGCCGTCCTTCGGGACGGTTTTTTTATGATTAGCTATTGAATTTTCATGTATTCTAGCTAAAATTACTTAATGAGTATGGAGCCAATCAAAGGTATTGTTGAGACTTATGCAAAGGGCTGGGGTAAAGAGATCTGGATTACGAACAACGAACTTTATTGCGGGAAAATTCTAAAGTTTAATAAAGGATCGGAGTTCTCCATGCACTACCACATCAAGAAGGAAGAAACTTGGGCCGTAATAAAAGGCAAACTTCTTTTAAAATATTATGATTTGAGTAATGCCGAGGAAAAAGAAATGATCTTGCGGGTTGGAGAGACAATTCATTTAAAGCCTTGTATACCTCATAAACTTATTGCTATGGAAGAATCTTCTGTATTCGAAGTAAGCACTCAACATTTTGAAGAAGACTCTTACAGGGTTCAAAAGGGAGATTCGCAGAAATGAAAAAAATCCTTGTTATTGGAGAATCTTGCTTAGACATTTTTACTTATGGGTCTGCTGATAGATTATGCCCAGAAGCTCCAGTCCCTGTTTTTAAGCAGGAGGACTCAGTTACCTTTATGGGTATGGCCTTTAACGTCCATAGAAATGTCATTGCTTGTCTTGATGATTTAGGTAAAAAGGCAGAGGTAGAGATTAAAAGCAATAAAAGCACTGGAGCAAAGGTTAGATATATTGACTCTAATTCTAATCAAATGTTTTTGCGCGTTGATTCAGATGAGTATAAAGAGATTGATGAATTAAAGTTGCATGAAGCAAACGTGTGGTCTTATGATGCTGTAATCGTTTCTGATTACAATAAGGGATATCTGACAGACAAAGATTTAAAATATATTGCAGATAATGCTCAAATGTCTTTTTTAGACACTAAAAAGAAATATAATTCAAAGTGGGCTAATTCATTTGATCTGATTAAAATCAACGAAAAGGAATACAAAGAGAATGGATTTAAAGGGATGGGTATGGATAACCTTATTGTTACTTTAGGGGGTGGAGGATGTAGGTTCAAAGGAAAGAAATACCCTTTGAAATCTGTCGCTCAAGTGAGAGATGTGAGTGGTGCTGGAGACACTTTCCTTGCTGCTTTTGCGACTAACTATTTATTCAATCAAGATATAGATTCAGCGATTGACTACGCTCAGACTTGCTGTAGCATTGTCGTCAGTAAAGCTGGAACAGCAACGATATGAATCATCCTAAAATAGCTAATATAACTAAGATTATGCACCATTTTTCGACGGGAACGAAAAATATGGCCTTTACTAATGGTTGCTTTGATTTGTTTCACGCAGGTCATGCACACCTTCTGAAATCAATTAAGGAAGATTTGCCCGATGATTACGAATTAGTTGTCGGCGTGAATGGAGATAAAAGCGTTAAGCAAAATAAGGGTTCAGAAAGACCTATTATCAGCCAAGAACAGAGAGCCTTTCTTGTAGCTTGTCATGAGTGCGTTGACCATGTGTTTGTGTTTAATGACGCAACAGTTTCTGGCTACCTGAGACACCTTAAGCCCTCTCGTTGGTATAAAGGTGGAGATTATAGCATTGCGACATTACATCCGTCTGAGAAGGCATCCTGTGGACAAACAGAGGTATATTTCATTCCATTCTCTGAGGATATAAGTGCCACAAAAATCATAACAAAAATTAAAGAACTATGAAAACTTTTATCGTAGACATCGATGGGACTATTTGCACAGATAGTCGGGGCAGATATGAATTAGCTCGCCCTATGAAAGCTCGCATTCAATATTTCAATGGATTGGTTGATAGTGGCAATACAGTAATCTACTGGACTGCGAGAGGAGGGAACTCAGGAAAAGATTGGTCGGAGCTTACAAAGAAGCAACTTAAAGAGTGGGGGGTCAAATATACGGAGCTTAAGATGAACAAGCCAGCGTATGACTTTTGGATTGACGATAAGGCTTACAATGGGAATAGGTTCTTCGATGAACTTTATTTCTAGTCGTGCTCATGATCCGCGAGGTCTGGAACGAATAAGTAAATTTGTTCGTCATCTTCGCTTATTTCAAGCACGTTGGTTGCGCCTACTCTGTTTTCCTTAACTAAAGCCTTTATTCCGATCATTCCATTTGCTCCAGTCGAAGTATTTCGCTCAATATCGGTATGAATTCCTGTTGCAGTCAATAGTCCAAACGGTTCGTCAGAGCCTACTCTACTATCATCTCGATTAAATAGTTGTTCGAAACCTCTATAGTAAACATGAACATTTTCTCTTAAATAAAGTTCTTGAAGTTCAAAACCTTCAAACTCAGCTAAATCCATGTAGACGTAACTGTTGTTTCCATTTCCTGCTGAGTCGGGTAAAGTTTCCGCTTTAAGTCCTCCTAATTCATTTTCTACAATAAAATTTCTAAAAGTCTGCTCCGCTTGTCCTTTGTTATTACTGTTAACAATTTTCGCTTCAATTACTTCCCCATTTTTTTGATTTCTTTTTATCTCTAACGAATATTTGACAGTCCCTGAAAGACTATGAGTGTGTTCTCGATTTGTAACTTTAATGCGGGGAATGGATACATTATCGCTAGTCTTACCTTCGAAATCATCCGTTTTCATATTCGCATGATCGTAGATATAAGCCTCATTGAATTTAACCTTAACAACGTCATCTTCAAGAGTAATTTCTGGGAAAAAGGGAATTGCATAGAAAAGAATTGCAGCTTCGTTTTCTCTAACCCCCTTTACATGGAAAGTTGTATTTGGATCTTTTTCAGACATATTACCTGTGCAATATATTTACAACCTCTCCGTTTTCACCAAAAAAGTATAGATGGTCAAAATATTCAAAATTATTATAATTAATGCATTTAATCTCCCTCTCTGGAGAATCAGGAACCCTACCTAAGAAATATTTTTTTCCTCCAGCCTTCAGGCTACCATCAGGCCAGAGGAATTGCTTCTCTGCGAAAAAACAATCTTTTAGCTGGGTGTTATGCCACGTTTCGATGTAAGCGAATTCGTTATCGAAATCGTGTCTTTTGGTTTCGATTTCTAATTTCTTTTTAACAATCGTTTTCACTAAAAGATTTTATAGAAAAAATATATAAAAATCAATTATTCTTTTTCTTCTTTCTCGTCTTCTTTATACTTACCGTCTTTTTTCATCTTCTCGATAATGGCTTTTTGTAATGCTGGGGGTAGTTTTTTTTGTTTTTCGGTAAGTTCTCCCTTGCTATCGTCCATCATCATGGCTCGCATTTTACCATATTGCACAGCACAAGCGCTGTAAGTCTCCTTATCTCCCATCTCAGCGGTATCTGTAAACATTTTATCTTCCATGGCACACATATTCATGTAAGACTTGTAAACTCCAGCTTCTGCTTGAGAATACTTCTTGGCGATGGTTACTTCCATTTCTCCAGCATCATTGACGCTGGCCTGACTTTCTAAGGGATTTTCAAAATTGTCCATAGTATAATTGGGTTATACTATTATAATACACTATAAACACAAATTAATGGAAAAAGTAGCTTTTTTGAATTTAACAATCAATTCCTTTTACCACAATCGCGTTTGGGAGGAGTTTTTCGATCAAGGAGATAAGGACTGTTTTAATCTTTATTTGCACTCAAAACATCAAACCAAGCACCCATTTTCTAATTATTGCATAAAAAATACCGTCCCAACAGCTTGGGGGCATTTCTCACTAGTCGAAGCTACAATAGAGTTAATGAAAGCGGCTCTAGAGGATGAGGAGAATGAATACTTTACTCTAATTAGCGATTCTCATTTCCCCCTGCATGATTTAGATACCACGGTAAATCTGATTAAAAAAGGGTATAAAAAAATGACTTTTACCAAGCACTTTAGCTTTCATACAAAAGTTAAGAGTCAAAAACTTTTTAAGGAGGGGATAAAAGGTTACGATTTTGGTGAGTATAACGCTGTTTGTCAGTTTTTTGTTTGCCGAAGAAAAGATGTGGAAGTGTTTGTTGAGACTTTTGAGCACTGGTCACAGTTCTTTGTGAAAGAAAAAGTTATCTTTGCTGATGAGTTTTATTTTTGGGGAATAGCTAAACAGTTGGGCATGGACTTTGAAATGGGTCAAGCAACCACTTATTCTGATTGGGGGATTAGAAGAAACGAGAGAGGCCAGCAAGATAGGAACCCAATGGTTTTTAGAACATTAACAAATTACATGCTTGACTCTTATCGTAATTCAGGGCATATATATGTTAGGAAGATAATGCCAGATACATTTATCACGGCAAATCCATTTAAATATTGATAAAATATGACAAATACAGTAGAATTACTTGGACACTATGGATCTGATGAAGTCATCGCTTGTAGCGCATGGACTTCAACAAGTAGAGAGTTAGATGAAGAGAAAAGACAGAGAATTCCGAAGCTCATCGACATGCTTTGGAGTAACGGACATGAGACACCCTTTGAGAAGGGTAGCGTTCACTTTCTTGTTGATTGTGATATTGCCAGTCATATACATTTGCTTAAACATAGGATTTCTTCGCTCAATGCTGAATCGGCTCGCTACAAAGAGCTTAAGGAAGACAAAATGTTTCTTCCTGAAGATTGGCCAGCGTTTTGGCAGGAAATGTTAGTGTCTTATACACAAAAAGGGAATGAGCTTTACCACCAATGTATTGCTGAACTTGAGCCAGAGTTAGGGCGCAAACGAGCAAAAGAATCCGCACGATTCTTTAAGACTTACAATAGTCGCATTCAAGCAGACGTTCAATTCAACATGAGAAGCTTTGCCAACTTTCTAAAACTTAGGAATAGTGAACACGCTCAAAAAGAAGTAAGAGAAATATCTCAAAAAATGCTTGACTTAGTTAATGATATCAAAGATAATCCGTTCAGACATACCTTAAATAGTTGGGGTTATTAAATTATGCAAATTAAAAAAATTGAACTTCGCTCTCTCCAGCAAGTTCATACTTATGAGTTGGAAGACGGAGATATTATTGATAACTTTGGCTCTATAGAAAGATTTAAGAAGATCATTGATGGTTCTGAACAGCCTGAAGGAGAGGAAGATGAAATTTTATCTAACATTCTGAGCGATTGTCCAGTAGAGGAAGACAATATTATGGGTGGCATTGAAGAGTCGTTTTTTGAATACGAATAAATTAAGGGTAATTCCAGCGTGATATAATCTTCACTTAAGATTAATCTTGAAGTCCAATAAAACGATATCTCTTTTTACTTATCTTTCATCAGAAGACGAGGTAGAGATAAGCTTAAAGGTTCTTAAACATTGCACCTCTGTTTTCGAATTTGATGACATAGTTATTTGCTCAAAAATTCCTAATCTAGACGCTTCTAAATTTGAAGCGCTTGGAGTTAGATTCGTTTTAGAAGATGACTTAGATTCCAGTTATGAATCCTATAATTTTTTTAAACTTAATCGTTTGAACGATCACATAAATACGGATTTTGTTTTAACAGTCGAAAACGATGGCTTTATCATTGATTCTTCATTTTGGAAAGATGAATTTCTTGATTATGATTACATTGGTTCTCCTTGGTATGACCCAATAGATAATCATAAATATAGAGTCGGGAATGGGGGTTTCTCTCTTAGAAGCAAGAAATTATTGGAAGCTACGAAGATGATAACAGATTCTCGTGATGGCCCCTTTGGGAATGAAGATTCATTCATTTGTTGGAAGTCAAAAAGGGTGCTAGAGTCCTTTTATAAAGTAAAATTTGCTCCAGCTGATTTGGCGGCTAAATTCTCAGTTGAGTGGAATGGATGCCCAGAACAAAAGCACATTATAACGGATGACCTTTTAACTTATGACACATTTGGATTTCATGGTCCTGACCATACTCCTTTGATGCACTCCACTTTTATTAAAGATTAATTGTGAAGAAATCCAACCCAAATATAATACCCTTGACAATCTGGACACAAATAGTGTAATAACAATTCATGAAGATTACAGGTAAGCAGGAAGTCGAAATTGAGATATCCCAAGGCCAAAGACACTTGATTGCTCTTGATTATATTTCAGAGGTATTTGATTGGGACTCAGACTACTTTATCGAAGGCGGTTGGGTGATTAAGCGTGATATAGCTCACACCTCGCACTCGTTTGAGATTAAGAATAAAGTGAGAGAGGCGACCAAACAAGATCAATGCTTGTATGACATCTTTAAAACTTTGAAAAGACAGGTTTTTTAATCTTCAGGCTCAGTTGGAATATCAGGATCTAATAAAACGTCAGGATTGATGTTTACCCGAGCTTCTAACCCACCAAGAAGTGCGACCAGTTGATCGTATTCAGGAAAATCTTTTGGAGTTAGTCCTTTACGTAGTGGCGTGTTAAGGACATCGTCGTTGGCAGCAATAAACATCTTACCAGCATTATCTCCTGAATAAATTTTCATTGCACCTGTAGTCCAGTAATAATTTTGTCCACGACTCGTTTGAGCGTGGCGAATACTGTCGATAACGGTATCTGCGGTTTGTATATCTGTAATAAATCCAATCATATTAGCCATTTGGTAATGTTAATCCAGTGACGGTTTCCCACAATGTCTTCATGGCGGCGGCAAATTCAGAGCGTTTCGAGTGGAGGCTTGTGCCATAGCTCCAGAAACCAGCCGAAATGTCACTCGGTAAGACGGAAGAGGCTGCTCCCGCAACGGACCGTCCGAGAAGAAACGGCTCGCCAGAAGGTAGGGATACGGCGGTTTGAGTTGAGGTATCTTCTTGTTCAGAAAGTCGTCCCTTTTGAAGAAGCGTAGTAGAAACGCTTGTATTTCCTGTTCCCACGAATATACCAGCAGTCTTGCCACTAATTATTGCAGCATTTGACGTAGTTTGATGCAAAAGCCAGAAAATGTCGGTTTCTTCATTACGGCAGCGAAGTGAAAACCTAGCCCCACCAGACTCATTTCCAGCTACAGGTCTGTTAGTTCCGGGGTGACTTTTAATAAGGATCGCCATGTGGCAGTTTGTTTGTGTTAAGCTTAAATCATCGAGTCCTCCACCTGCGTCGGGTTTGAAATAGCCTCCATTACCTTCAATGAATCCCGCTGATTGTCCGACAGAACCGTTAAACGTCCCGCTCGTTCCGCTAACAAGGCAACGGGCGTTAGGTGCAGCTGCGCCCCAGACAGGGAAATACGCACGTTTCAAGTGTGAATACCACCCATCGCTCTTACCAGTTTTAAAAAACGTATGAATAGCTGTCTTTTGTGCGCTGGAAACACTTACGCCATCACCTTCTATTAGGGTGATGTAAGCTGATGCGTCAGCGTCAAAATTACCATCTCCTGTATAACGCAAACCAGAATCAAAAGGGGAGATGTAAAGAGATTCAGGTTGACCTAAATCTCTGATCTTCTTATTGAATTCTCTAGTAATGTGGTCATTAAGTTCACTATGAGGAAAACTGTCGTAAAAGGCAGTTACTCCTGTTCTATAGTTAACCCAAGTTCCTGATGAAGTAGAAAAGTCTGAATGTATTTTTGATTGAGTTGATCGTGGCATTTCTTATTCTCCTTTAGCTTTTTTGATTTGATCTGGGGTGGGCGCTCCCTTATCGCCCTTCTTCCTCATTTTCTCACCAGAGCCACTCTTGATTCGATCCCTCTTCTTTTTGATATTTTCCCACAGGCTACTGTCAGATTTTTCTTTTTCTTTTAGGATCTCGTCATGACGTTTCATGAACGTTTCATGATCTGGCCCAGCCATATATAAAGTCTTACCGTCTTTTGTTTTGTGAGGGTGGATGCCTTTAAGACCTAACTTCTTAGCATCCTTCATTGCTTCTTCTTTTGTCTTGAAGTAATGTTTTTTTACATCAGGGGATGCCTTGGAGAAAAATAAAATACTATCTTCTTCATTTAATGGATCGCTAATCACTATAGATGCCTTGCTTTCAGCCTTCTCAAATTGAGAGTAACAAACAGCAGCTCTTTGCTTACCATCTTGAAATTCTTCTTTGTCTGAGAGGTCTAAAATACAGCGACTAACAAATTTATTTCTACTTTCTCCGTTGTTGGGTGTTGGTAATGGCATATTTTAATATACACAAAAAAGCCCCAAGTTTAAACAGAATTTTGCCAAATAAGGAGGTGGTGAACGGAAAGCAAGACTTTTAAGCTTTGTCATCGAGGTCTGGGTCATCTAAAACTTTAGGGTCAATTTCAACTCTGGCATCCAATCCACCAAGAATTGCAACCAACTCGTCAAACTCAGGAAAATCGCGGGGAGTAAGGCCATTGCGTAGCGGAGTATCCAAAAGAAAGTCACTCGCTTGGATAAATGTCTTTCCAGCATGATTACCCGAGTAAATCAGTGCGGAGCCAGTAGTCCAATAATAATGTTGCCCACGACTCGTTTGAGCTTGGCGAATTCCATCCATGACGGTAGCTGCGGTTTGTTTATCTGTAATAAATCCTATCATAAAGTTAGTCCTGAACAAGCTTCCCAGAGGGTTTTAATAGCGAGCGTGTAAGCATTGCGGTTAGTCGCATTTAACCCCTCACTAATTCCGAACGCACCAGCGTTAGAATCTGTGGCCTGAGTAGCGGCTCCTGTCGATGAAGCAGCAGACCCGAATCCGACGATTGGGAACGTGTTGTTATACGTTCCAGTCAACGTGCCTGTGGTTGAATTTTCGACGAACGCAGACCCGTCACGCCGACTTAACGTGGTTTCACCGTCTTTTCGGTTAGAAAGAAGAATTCCGTGAGAACCGTTGCTTGAAAGTGATGTTACGTTCACTCCGAGCCAAGACGCTTTCGGCAACACCGAACTATTTCCTGTGTTAATACGGACACTGTTCGCGGTAATTGAGCCAGCACCGATGATGGTTTGATTCGGAGCTTTAATTCCACTCGTCGTTGTCGGCGGTATGCTATCGTAGGCAAGAGCCATGAGACAAGCATTTTCGGTAGTGAGACTATCCAGCAGTTTGTATCCAGTATCAAAACGATTTGCGCTAGATGCTGTATCTGGATTAGTATACCCAGTGGCATAGTTGAATGAACCTTCAAATGTTCCGCTCGTTCCGCTAACTAGGCATCGAGCATTCGGTGCAGATGCTCCCCAGATAGGGAGATATAGACGTTTCAAGCTAGAATACCAGCCACCACTCTTGGCAGTTGTGTAAAATGTTTTAATTGCAGTTTTCTGAGCGTCCGAAACACTCACTCCATCCCCCTCAATTGCAGTGATGTAAGCCTCTGCGTCATCGTCGGGGAAATGATACTCTACGGAATCATTTGCAATCGGGAACGAATAAGAAAAATTTAATGTTGCATTACCATCTAAATCATGAGAGTGACTCACAGAATTTAAAAAACAATTGTGAACGACTAATTTTAAATTTGGTGTGGTGGAAGCTGTCCCTAATACTGTTTCAGTTATTAAAAATGTAAAGTTTCCTTTCTCAGTTACTAGGTTTGATAGATTTAAAGTTTCCTCAACATTATTTTTAATTATAGATATTTCTAAAGATCCTTGGGCTGGTAACACGGGATATCTTCTTTTTGCTCCTCGTTCTCCGACTCTGATAGTAGCTCTTCTTTCTATTCCTACAGATAGCGAAACAGATTGAATAGGAAAGTCTGTAGAGTTTTTTCCTTCGGCCAAAGTTGTAGTTAGAGTTATATCTTGAGGGCGAAAGACGTTAAACTTGCTTGAATCTAAATCAGAATCTTGTAGTTCACCCGAACCCTCACGGTCGCTAGAGCTTACAGACAAAGAATCACACTGGAATCCATAGTTCCCACGAACAAGATCTCCGACACTGCAATCAAAAGAGAAGTTGGTTAAGTTGGCTTTACTGAAAGTGGTTTCAGCAGTAGCGTCCTTTAACTTTAAAGTAGACTCATCTGAACTTAAAAATTTCAAATAGTTGCCAGCTCTGCCTAAAATATGATCATTGACGATAAAATCTATAGATGTATCAATGGGTTGATCTGCTGTTAAAATATAATCTTCTTGTTTGTAAGACCCAAGTTTTCTTAGCTCTTGAACATTTTTGGGATTCTCATAGCTGAAAGATTGAACGCCTCTAATCAAAGTGCTATCAATGTAGACTTGGCTCTCATGGGAGTGAACTCTCGTTGCAGAAGGCATATCTTATGTTACACAAAAAAACCCACTCCCGTAGGAGTGGGTTTATAAGTGGTGAATTTTTAATCGTTTTTACTCAATTTCTGGGTAGCTTATACGACTTCTTTGTTCCATAAGCATTGCCTTTGCTAAAATTGCATAATTAACAATATCATCGCAAGCATCTTCGACACTCTCATTTGATACCTTCAACTCCTTGTCATTTGTAAAAGACCTAATCCTTTGAATCTTATCGATTACTCTAAGTAGTAAGCCTTGCACTGGATCAATACCCAGAACAGATGCAGCGTTAAAATTAGCGAAGGGGTCTTTTGAAGTTTTCCCTCCAGTATAATCGTTATTTTTTTGCTTCATAATATCCCTGCAAGTGTCGCAGGTATCTTTGTGCAGTTTTAATAGTTCTTCAGTTGTCATAATTCTTTTTTTTCTTCCATTCTTTGTAGGTGTTTCTCCCAAATATCTTCTTTGCCGTATTCTTTTAGTTGTTCTCTTGCTTTGCGGATTCTATTTTCAGCTAAATTGATTTTTGCTTGAGTATAGATTTGAAATGGGAATCTCAACCAACAAATCAATCCGACTACAACCCCAAGAGTTGCTCCAATTATAATTGATGAAATGATCAGAACTAAGTTTTGAAATGCTTGTCTCATAAATTAAAGTATTCTTTTATTAATATTAATAGGACTGAAACCCAAATTCCAATAGCATATCCAATAACTAAAGAAAAAAATGTGGGTCCAAATATTATTTTTTTTATTTTACGGTATACCACTTTGGCTTTTCGCTGTATTGCCATTTCGCCATATAAGATTTATCGTGATTATAATACTCGCGATACTTTTCCACAACAGAAAGAGTTTCGAAGTTTGGTAGCTGTCTGCATCTCTGGTCTTGAGCAATTGCTACAGCAAATTCTGTTTGCTCTTGCTCATCGAAGTGTAAGCGATGTTTGTTCTCCAGAATCCAAATAAAAGTATCTGTGCTTTTGTGACGCTTGCCATACCTTCTAGTATATTCGTTAAGTAAAGCTGCTGCATGCTGAACAAGCCACTCAAAGTTACCACGGGACTCTCTAGCCCAGATTGCAGAGGGATGATTGTAATGAGTCTTCTTGTATGGGGCTTCAAGATCCTGCATCCAGAATGTCGTGCAGAGAAGTTGATTGCATTCAAGAATCATCTTGACACAATGTTTGTCGCAATGCTGACGAGCAGCAATTTCGGGGTCTTCGTCTAAACAGAATATATTCATGTCTGGGCCAATTTAAACACTTAAAAATTGAAGTCAAGCATCTTTTCCTTCATTTGTGTGCAAGGCTACTTCAAGCTCGCGTCTAGGAAATTGTAATCCAACCACAAGAAAGTCCCAGAGACTACGATCATACCTCTCGGTTAATCCTAATTTTTCTCTGGTTTCTGTATAGAGATTAGCTTGAGTTTCTTTTAATTCGCTCATTTTTACCCTAGCTTGATCTAATATTTTTAATTTCTCTTCTGAGGTCATTAAAAATATTCTCAATGTTTTATCCGCTTAGTCAAGATCAAAGTGTAATTATTTAAGATGAAAAAGCTTTCTTCCGTCGAGGTTTTAGATAAAAAAATAAAAATTATTTACGAGGAAATGGAAGATTGGGGAGAATGTTTGATGGATGATAAGGTAATTAAATTGAATAAAAAATGCCTAAAAGATCCAGAGCAGCACTGGTGGACCTTAGTTCACGAAGTAACGCACATGATTTTTGAGATGACAGGTATAGCCTTCATGGAATTGAACGACGAAGAGGCTTATGTAAGGTGTGTTGAGAATTTAGTGATCCCTTGGGCATTGAATAACAGTGGGTTAAGAAAAAAGTAATTTTTAATCAAAAAAGTGTTGATCTATCCGAGAATACTGTTATTCTTCGGACATGGAAATCAACAAGGTATTCGAAGGAGCCATTGGACAAGAATCGGTCAAGCGCACTTTGAGTGTATTCATTGACTCTTATAAGGCGACAAACCGTTTGCCATTTATTAATCTTACTACTCAGAAGGGTGGAGGCAAAACCTTCTTTGCTCGTAAGTTCCGCGAAGCCCTTGAGCGTCCAGACGGCACTCGTCCTCCAATGCTTGAGATTAACGGCAAGACAATCAGAAACGCTCGTGCGTTCTTTGAGCAGGTTTATCCACTGTGGGTTGAGCATAATGCCTTTTTGTTTATTGATGAGGGACACAACATCCCCAAGGACTTGCAGGAAATTTTCTTGACAGCACTGAACGTGGACAAGAATCCAGTTCGAACTGTTACTACAGAAGAGGGAACTTTCACATTCGATTTTTCGAAGCTTTCACTTTGCATGGCGACAACAAATCAAGAAAAGCTTTGTGAGCCACTCAGAGATCGGCTTAGGGATATTTCTTTTGAAGATTACTCTGGGGAAGAGCTTTATAAAATCTTTGAATCTAATCTAGAAAAAAAGGTGCAGATTGATCCTGCGACGAAGCAGGAGATCGTTTCTGTATTGAGGGGAAACCCAAGGGATGCTGTAGTCAAGGCTCAGGACGCTCAGACGTATTCCTCCGCTACCAAGCTGAAAGTCTTCACAAAGACTGTCTGGTCTGAGTTCTGTATTGCTATGGGAATCAATCCAATGGGCCTCTCTAACTCTGAGCTTCAGATCGTGAAGACTCTAAAAGAAAGGGGGGCGATGACGCTCAATGGCCTCTCCTCTGTCACTGGCTATCAGAAGCAAGCTATCCAGAGAGACTACGAGCAGATTCTGGTCAGAAAGAACTTGCTAGAGATAGATGTCAAGAGAAAACTTACCAGACAAGGTATGGCACTTGCTCAAACAATTTAATGAAAAAAAACTTGACCCTAAAACGAAACCTACTATTATAACGACATCGATCAAAGTGTTAGACAGATCAGAAGAACTTTACGATTAATCTTTTCAACTAAAAAACAAACCAACTAATAAAATGGCAAAACGTGGAAGACCCAAAGGTGGCACATCATTTGTGAACATCAACCTAGAGCAACTGAATGACTTGTTCGGTCGAAAGCAGACAATCCCCGTATCAAGGGTTTGGCTGGAGAAATTGAACATTGTGGTTGACTCTACCCCTAGTGCAGTAATCACTAGCAGCGAAGCTCCTACAGAAGAGGTTTCGAAGATTGACATCAAGCTTGAAGCATAATGTCTGAAATCAAAACATACAATGTTTACAGTCGTAAGGGTGATTGGATGGGCGGGTATTCAACCGACCTTGAGAAGGTGAATCCCTCCATAAATTGCTTGGAGATGGCAAAGCAAAATGCTGTTCAATGCAAAGGCAAGGTGCTAGCTATGTTCCAAGACGGATCAGAGAAAGAAGTATTCCCAAATGAGGGAAATGGATAAATGAATGCTGAAGCAATGTGGTTGTTTGTCGCACTGATTGGTATGCTAATATTACTTATTAATTGCTTTAATCAATAGAAGAGGGTGCATAGTCCAATGTAGAGACGGCTCGATACAAAGAGTGCCAATGTGTGAGTTCAAATCTCACTGCACCACCAATAATATGATGGATAAAAAATTAATAAAAATGGATGGCTATGATGACTGTATTGTCGGGGTAGTAGAAAGAGCTGGTCAAGAATCGATTCTCTGTTACGGCAAAGAAGAAGTGCTTTGCAAGCTGGAATCCAAAGGCATGAACAGATCCGAGGCAGAAGAGTTTTTTTATTATAATCAAATAGGAGCGTGGATGGGTGACTCTACACCATGTTTTTTATCAAAGGAGCTTGACAAGGACGAGCTTCTATCTTAGAGTCCTGAAATCAAAAAAAGAAAAAAATGAAAGTAACATATACTCCGACCAACAAAAAGCAAATTGAGGAATATCTTGGAAAAGGTGATCCCACTTTATTAAACTCCAGTGTTTCGATTGAGCATCCTATGGATGATATGACTCTACCCGAATTCATGACACAAGCTATTTTCCCGATGCTTGTTGGCATGGGCTACACTGAAGGGACAATTGCGAGAACAGTCACTATCAAAGATGAAGATGGTGAAGCTCCTGCTGATTACTAAAAAAAGAAAATGAAAACACAATTATTTTTAGCTGTATCAAAAACACGATTATTCTTAGCTGCATCACTAACGTTTTGTGTGCTTGTGACTTGGGATTACTTTAAGACTCCTGAAGTTAAAACGGTCATTCAAGAGGAGATCATTTATCCAGAAAAAGTTGAGGCTTGCGTGTCTCTCACCAAGTTTCAACTGGAGAAAATGCTTAGTCATTTTAATGAGGACGATCATCCTTCCGAAATGAAGCGTTTCAAAAGTTTGGTTAAGAAAGATGTGAATGGTTGGAGAATCTCTTCAACTCACTTGGCTAAAGGTGCAGATGAGCATCCACTTCCAGATGGTGATTTCCTAGTTGTTGATGCCTCGTTTATTGATTATCATGGAAATTTCAAGGATTGTATCACCTACGCTCACAGCTATCAAGATAATCACGAATATATTGTAGTATCGGCCAAGTAAATTTAGGCTCTGTGGCGCAATTGGTAGACGCTGCGGATTTAAAATCCGTTGATCCTAGATCGTGAGGGTTCGATCCCCTCCAGAGCTACCACTCAAGACCCGTTCGTCTAATGGTTAGGACTCCAGATTTTCATTCTGGCAATAGGGGTTCGATCCCCCTACGGGTTGCCAACTTTAAAAAATACTAATAAAAAATAATATGAATGCACATTTAAAAGCAATTAAGAAAAAGCACGAAGCTCTTGCAGATATCGCCAGAGCAGATTTAGAAACCTATTTGAATAATCAAGTAGCTATCGGAGAACATCCTGATCTGGGCGTAGAAATCGAAAAGAAAGTAGAGACCATCGCTCATCATAATGAAGTAGTTGAAACGATTAATAATCTTATTGAAGGTCATTAATTTGGGCAAGTTATGAATAAAAAAAAATTTGGAGAATATGGGCTAGGACAATGGGCCAAAAAATCTCAGATGATGGTGTAGAAGCAGATATTGCAGCAGTCATTAGAACTTTTTGGTGGTTAATACATATTACAACTTGCGGTTTCATTATCGCAAATACAATTAGACATTGGTAAAAAGAATTTATATTTAATGATTAGTGATAGAGATAAATTTATATTCGTGCATATACCTAAATGTGGAGGCACTTCAATAGAGAGATTTATTTTATCTAACTATGGAGTGAGTAATGATTGGACGAGTAAATATCCTCTGTCGGCGCTGCCAATGAAAATTAAATCTGAATTTAGTATTGGCTTTCGGCATAAGCAACACATGTCATTAAATGATTTCCCCTTAGAAAAGCAAGAAGAATACTTTTCATTTGCTTTCGTCAGGAACCCTTGGGATAGGATTATGTCTTCTTATTTTTATTATAAGGGGCTTGGATGTAAGTTTACCTTTAAATCTTTTTTAGAATCTAATAAATCTCGTATTCACTGTAAACCGCAATTTTGTTTTCTTAATAAGAATATAGATTTTATAGGCAGGTTTGAGAACTTGCAAGAAGATTTTAATTTAATTTGCCAAAAGCTAGGCTTTGAGTCCAAGAAATTACCACATGAAAATAAGACAAATCATGAACATTATACTGAGTGGTATACTGATGAAAATAAAAATCTAGTTACAGATAGGTATTTTGACGATATTGAGGCTTTCGATTATGAATTCGGATATTAACTATGATTAATTACGAGCATAAATTTATATTTGCAAGAGTCGCTAAAACAGCATCAACAAGCATTCTTGATAAGCTACCTAAATGCGATAGACTATGTGAAGAATGGGACTACGATTGGAACCATGTTCCTTTATGGCATCGGAAACAAATTTTAAATGAAAATATTTTTAATACATTCTTTAAGTTCGCGTTCGTAAGAAATCCATTTGATAGAGCGGTTTCAATAGTAGAATATTGGAATAAGCGTAGTAAAAAAAAGGGTGGCCCTACTTTTGATTTTATAGATTTTTTTACGGGTGGTATTAGTAGTGAATTTATTATAAAAGACAGATTTTTTTCAAAATATGGATCACAGTATGATTTCACGAAAGGTTGTAATTTCATAGGCAAAGTAGAAAACTTACAAGAAGACTTTAATATTATCTGTGATAAAATTAGAATTACAAGACAGGAACTTCCGCACAAAAACAAATCCAAACATAAACACTATACCGAATATTACAATGACGAAGCAAAGCGGGTGATCGCAGAGCTATATGCGCGAGACATTGAGGCTTTTAATTATAAATTCGGAGAATAAAAAATGCGCTTGTAGCTCAGTGGTTAGAGCAGGGGTCTCATAAACCCTTGGCCGTGAGTTCAAATCTCACCGAGCGCACCATTTTTAATTAGATAAATTTAAATACAAAGATATAATAAATTATGAAACCTATCACTCTTCACTGCTCCAAACAAATTGATGACCTTTTAGATGAGTCTATGACTATGGAGGCTAACGGTAAAGTGTTCGCCTCTCAAGATCATGCAAGCTCCTCTTATGTCAGGAATCCCAATCTATGGTGTGGAGGCTTAGATATTACCTGTTTATCACCTTGGAATAGTAGTGGTGATCATAAGAAAGCGGGGACACTAGTGACCCCAAGGCACATTATAGGTGCAGCACACTACGAGTATTCTGTAGGGACAGTGGTTAGGTTTGTAGAGAAAAACGGTTCAGTGCATGAACGAACTGTAATAGGGAAAGCTCGACATCCCGAATGTAGACGTTACTTTCCAGACTTAACAATTTATACTTTGGACAGTGACCTCCCCTCTACGATAAAGCCTTGCTCTGTAATGCCTAGTAATTACAGTGACTATTTAGATACTTTCAGCAAGATACCTTGCCTTGGCCTTGATCAAGAGGAGAAGGCTCTCATCATAGATTGGCGTTCTGGAGGTAGGATGCAGACACCCACAGATCCGAAAAGACTTATTTTCCATGAGAATAAAATCAGTGGCGACAGTGGCAACCCTGCATTTTTAGTATTCAAAGGTGAGCCTGTTCTTATAACTGTTTGGACATTTGGTGGTGCGGGATCTGGGACTGCTATAGCGGATCATATTTCAGATATTAACTCCATGATTGTGACCGCTGATACACGGGCAAACGTATCGACAAATTATACAATTACTGAAGCGGATTTTTCAAAGTATATAGTCTTCGATGCTAAAAAACTTTTGGCTCAATTCTTCGCTGCACTTCGTAAGTTACGACCTCGTTGGTTTAAGAAAAGTCCCGAAACCAGTGCGGAGACCAGTGCGGAGACCAGTGCGGAGACCAGCGCGGAAACCAGCGCGGAAACCAGCGCGGAGACCAGCGCGGAGACC